GAGCCAATTATAAATATTCTTTATCAGATTCAAAGAGAATTAACAAACGGTAAACTAAAGAATATTGATAATAGAAATAAATCAAATATTCTTATTTCGTGTCCGAGCCACAAGGATGGATTCGAAGTACACCCAAGTTGTAGAATTCTTGCAGACACTGACTGTGCAGAACTTGAGGCTGGTTATGCTTATTGTTTTAGTTGTGGGTATTCCGAACCTTTTGTTAAAGTTGTAGCTGATTTGTTTGATCAGGACATCGCTTTTGCGGAGGAGTGGTTAATTCAGCGATATGGAAATACGTTGATTGAACAGGAATTATATTTACCAAAAATTGAAATTGATCCAAAACCACAAGTTCAACAAAAGTTTCTTGATGAATCAATCCTACGTCAGTATGATTATTATCATCCATACATGTGGCAACGAAAGTTAACAAAAGAAGTTGTTGATGAATTTCGTATTGGTTACGATAAAGCTCGAGATGCAATAACATTTCCTGTTTATGATGAAAAACGTAGATTAGTGATGGTAACAGCTCGAAGCGTAAAAACAAAACGATTTTGGATTCCTGCTGATGTTGATAAGCCTGTTTACTTATTATATGATCTGCTTGAAAAGGGTAGTGACACAGCCCTTATATGTGAGTCTCAATTGAATGCACTAACAGCGAGAACTTGGAATTACCCATCAGTAGCATTGTTTGGAACTGGCTCTCAAAAACAATTTGAGATATTGAGAAAAAGTGGAATTAGAAATTATATCTTAGCATATGATGGAGATGAGGCAGGTAGAAAAGGAGCTTATCGATTTAAAGCAAATATGCCGAATGATATCTTTATAACTGATGTATTATTACCTGCGGGTAAAGATTTGAATGATCTAACAAAAGATGAATTTGATTACTATTATAATTTAAGTTGAACAATAAACAAACTTAAATTATAATATTGATGTAAAAATATAAATAAAGGAGCAAATAAAATGGCAAAGGTAAACTTCAATAATCTCGATGAAGCAGAACAGAATACTTCTTCAAGTGGAGGAAATGGTAGTGACATTGGATTCTTCACTCTTAGAAATGACAACGATGAAGCAATTGTAAGATTCATGTGTGATAGTGTTGATGATTTTGAAATTCTCACTGTTCATGATATCAAGGTTGGAGATAAGTTTCGCAAGGTAAATTGCGTTCGTGATCCTCGTGAACCTCTTGATAATTGTCCTCTTTGTGCAAATGGTACAAAGATCAGTAACAGATTCTTTATTAAGATGATTCAGTATGATAACGTTCAGGATCAGTCAACAGGAGGTTTTAGAGTTGTTCCGAAAGCTGTTGTTTGGGAACGCTCTACAGCTTACGCAAAAACTTTGAAGAGTTATATTGATAACTATGGACCTCTTTCTGATATCATTTGTAAGATTATTCGTCACGGTAAAGCGGGTGATATGCAGACTACATATGAAATTGTTCCCAATCTTAGTAAGATGGTATTTAAGGATGAAATCTATGTAAAGGATCCTTCTTTGTTTGGAACGTTTGAGGCATTTGGAACTATTGTGATGGATAGATCAATTGATGAAATTAATCATTTTCTGGCAACAGGTGAATTCCCAGTAAGACCAAAGGCAGATAATACTCAGTCTGCAAGTGAGGCAACTCCTCGTACAAATGATCAGGTTACTCAGCAGCCTATGCCCAATCAGATGCCTCAGTATCAGCAGCCTGCACAGCAGCCATATCCCACACCGAACTATCAGCAGCAATATGCTCAGCCTCAGTTCGTACCTGTTCAGCCGACTAACACAGCACCTCAGGGTCAATTTAACCAGCCGATGCAGCCTCAGCGTGTTGGTGGATTTGAGCCTGCTCAGTCATCTGGTGGATTTGACAGACCTCGTAGATATTAAGATGAGGTAACAATCAATGGCTGATTCTTTATGGGGCGACGAGTTTCTTGCCGCCCCAGTTACTAAACAACAAAAAGTATCACAGCAAAAATTGATTGAAAAGGTAACAAAACCAAAAAAGGTAACAGTAACAAAAAGTTCAGCTGTTAAGTCAACAAAATTAACAACAGTTGATAAGCTTGAACTTATAAGAGCTGAAGTAATGAGAATCTTAGGTTCTTATAAAGATAAGACTGTCACAATAAGAACTCGAGAAGATTTACATAAGTACATTGATGCAGCGATTGTTAACGGCGAAATTGCAATTGACACTGAGACAAATAATAGTCTTGTTCCAATTACATGTAAGTTGATGGGGCCGTGTATTTATACACCAGGCCAAAAGAATGCTTATATACCAATTAATCATGTTAACATAAATACTGGCGAGTTACTTCCTAATCAATTAACTGAGCAGGATATAAAGGAAGAATTTGAGAGATTAAAAAATACACTTATCATCATGCACAATGGTAAGTTTGACTTTGAGGTAATCAAGTGTACAACCGGTCTTGAACTTGATATTTATTGGGACACAATGATTGCTGCTCGAATTCTTGATGAAAATGAAAGAGCAAATCTTAAACAACAGTATATTAATAAAATTGATCCGTCAATTGAAAAGTATTCTATTGAGGAACTTTTTGAAGGTGTTGAATATGCTGTTGTAGATCCTGATCTTTTTGCACTATATGCAGCGACTGATGCATTCATGACTTATGAGTTGTATCAGTGGCAAAAGAAACAGTTTGCTATACCTGGTAATGAAAAGTTGTTTAATCTTTTCATGAATATTGAAATGCCGATAGTTCGTGTTTGTGCTGACATGGAACTAACTGGTATTGAAATTGATCAGGAATATGGTAAACGGCTGAGCGCCAAGTATCATAAAAAATTAGATCTTGTTGATGCTCAAATTGAAGAAGAACTTCACAACTATGATAAACAAATTGCGGAATGGCGTAAAACACCAGAAGCAAATCATAAAGAGAAAAAGATCAATAAGAAGGGTGAAGAGACTTGGTCAAAATCAAAAAATGAACAGTTATCTGATCCAATAAGTGTAACAAGCCCGACACAGCTGGCAATATTTTTCTATGACGTATTAAAACATCCAGTTGTAGATAAAAAGAGTCCTCGTGGAACTGGAGAAGAAATTTTACTTAAGATGGATTATAAGATAGTAAAATTGATCCTTGAAAAGCGTGGACTCGAAAAAATCATTGGTACATATGTAGATAAGTTACCCGAATGTGTTTTACCTGAGACAGGCAGACTTCATGCTCACTTTAATCAGATTGGTGCTGATACAGGTCGTTTTAGTTCGAGCGATCCAAACCTGCAAAACATTCCTTCGCACAGTAAGGATATTAGAATGTTATTCAAAGCTGGTAAAACAGTTATGAAAGCACCTGTTGATAATAACTCGTTTGAAATGAGAATCAATGATGAAGTTAAAACACGAGATGGCTGGAAATTACAATCACAACTTTGTGTTGGTGATGTAATTGTTGATAATGATGAATCAGCGGTTATAACTGAAATTATTGTTGCAGGTAATTTTGCAAAAATCTTTTTACAAGAGGAGGTGATTGTATGATAAAGTCAGTCAATATAAGAACAAGAAATAAGCTTGTTGGTTCTGACTTTTCTTAGAAAATCTCAGCAAGAACCTCGTCTTCTTTGCGCAATGGCTAATGATGAGACAATGATCAATGCGTATAAAAGTGGTAAAGATCTTTATGCAACAATCGCATCAGGTGTATACAACAATGATTATTGGGACAACATGGAATTTCGTCAAGATGGTACTGCAAATCCTGAAGGTAAGAAGAGAAGAAGTAACTGTAAATCAATATTATTGGGTCAACAAACATTAGGCTCAATTAAAATTGCGTGAACGCGTAACTCAGCGGTGTACAGTTTATGAGCTGTGCTAACGGTAGAAGCAAACTAAGACTAGCAACAATGATGATGTTGCTCACTGACCGTAGACGAATAAGCTTCGTAAGAGACTCTAAGGTCCACTTTTGTGGATAGCTCGAGAATACCGTGCTGGTTAAATATATTGTATATACTACTAAGACTGATGCTTGGAAGGTATATACAATGACATATGAATTATATCTAGTAACAAACAAAATAAATGGTAAGCGATATGTTGGTCAAACTCAATCAAATATTGGGTATGAATCAAGATGGCGCGACCATTGGCAAGAAGCATTGCGTGGTGAAGGTCATCAATGTGTGTTTCATTCTGCAATTAAAGGTTATGGTGTTGATGCGTTTGAAGTTAAACGTATTATTCATAACATTCCAGAATATGACATTGATAGACTCGAAGTATTATGGATCGACAAACTGCATACATTCTACATTGATGGTCATGGCTACAACATGACTCGTGGTGGTCAGGGTGTTCACGGGTTTAGACACACTGAAGAAACAAAGCAGAAAATATCAAACACATTAAAATGTCGACCAAGTTATTGGACTCCGGAACTCATTGAACAAGCAGAACGTAAGAAAAGAGATTCTGGTTACTATGAAAAACGGAGACAGTCACAGTGGCGTGAAAATATATCAAAAAGTCAAAAAGAGTATTACAAAACGCACAGTGGTACATTTCATGGAAAAACACATACTGATGAGACACGCAAGAAAATCTCAGACTACAGAGTGGGACAAACTGCTTCTGAACAGACAAAACTAAACATGGTTTTGCAGAGAGGTACTCCAGTAGCGATGCTGGATACTTCAACAGGTAAAGTACTCCAAATATTTGGTGCACTATCGCTTGCTCAGAAGTATTTATTGTCAATAGGTGCAACTACAGCTCGTTATGCAACTGACACAATCAGGTCAGCGTGTAGAACAGGTAAGGTTGCTTACGGATATAATTGGAAGTTTTTAACTAGTGTAACGACTAACCCCGATGAATGTAGGGGTGTAGAGGATGAGATGAGTACATCCCCCAAGCGCGCAACAATCAATGAATAGCATCGTTGATTGAAGAGATAGTCTATATGATGTGGAAACGCATCAGTGAATATGCTAATGTATGGACGCGGTGCTCCGTCAATTGCAGAACAAATTGGTTCAACAGTTCCGGAAGCTCAAAAGATTATTGATAACTTCTTTTCAAACTATCCACGTGTTAAAGATTGGATTGATAAAACTCAAGCAGATGCAAAGCGACTTGGATATGTTGAAGATCATTGGGGTAGAAGAAGACGTTTACCAGACATTCTTAGACCATTAATTGATGTAAAATATACTGATAAATCAAAAGTTGTTGTACCCGCTGACTTTAATCCGCTTCTTGGTTCAACAGGTAAATATAGTGGAAGTACGAAATCAGATATTGATACTTATCGAGAGAAAGCTCTTGCAGCTCGCGGTCGTAAAGAAATAGAAGCTATAAAAGCTGAAGCTCTTACAAAGGGTATTGAAATTCATGAAAATGGTGGTTTTATTGCACAGGCTGAACGTCAGTGTGTAAATGCTCGTATCCAGGGTGGCGCTTCGAGCATGACAAAAATTGCTATGGCTCGTGTAAATAACGACCAAGAACTTAAAGACCTCGGATTCAAAATGCTAATCTGCGTACATGATGAGCTAATTGGTGAATGTCCTGAGTACAATGCGGATAAAGTTGCCGATCGTCTTTGTTACTTGATGAAGACATGTGTTGAAAATGATTTAACTGTTCCATTTAAGTGTGACCCTACAATTACCTACTCATGGTATGAGGATGAGGTAGCACATAAACTTCAGGAAAACTGGAAGAAAGCACAAGATAAAGATGTTGATCTTGAATCGTTCATCATAACAACAATTGATGAAAATCCAGAGTTAACACATGATCAGGTAATTGATTTGCTTAACTATGAGGATTAATGTAACTTCAACAACCCGTTGAATGTGGTGTTTAATTCTTCAATCCATCACAACCAACGTTAAATAAATTAATAAACAATAAAACATGAGGTAAAAGAAATTGAAAACTTGGATTAAAAATCAGTGGACGGAAATAAAAATATTATTAAGAAGCATTCCATCAGTTGTAGTTGTTGGGTTTGTGATTGCTCTCATTGCAATGAATCTGCTTGCAAATAAAAGTATCGAACTTGGCTCATGGTCATATACAGCCAATGGAGAACAGTGGCTTGCCCTTGATTGTGCAATTATTGTTTCGTGGCTTGCATTTTTGTGCATGGACATAATCACAAAACGATTTGGGCCTAAGGCAGCAACGATTGTTACAATCGTAGCGATGTTGTGTAACTTGTTGATGGCAGGTTTACTTGCTCTTGGGTCAACATTTACTGGCACTTGGGGTGCTTATTACGATCTTGGAATGGTTGATGTAGTAAATGATGGATTAAATCTAACAATGCGTGGCACACCGTTTGTCTTATTTGGTTCAACTATTGCATTTTTGGTAAGCGGAATCATTAATATTTTTGCAAATTATGGAATTGGTAAAATATTCAAAAAGAACCCAGATGGTATTAGTGCTTACATATGTAGAAGTTATGTATCAACTTTACTAGGTCAGTTTATTGATAACTTGCTATTCGCATTTATTGTTTCATACACACTTTTTGGATGGAGTGCATTACAGTGTGTAATGTGTTCTGTAGCTGGTTGTGTTGTAGAGCTTTTTTGTGAAGCAATTTTTTCACCTATTGGATACAAGATTTGCAAAAAGTGGGACAAGGAAGGTATTGGTAAAGAATATCTTGACTTTGTAAAAGTTCCTACAGGAGACCCAATTAAATGACTGAATATTTTATAAATTTAGTAACTGATCCAATAGCCCTCATTGGGCTATTGGCCAGTTTGATAGTTCTTGTTTCTATGTGTTTTAACACACGTACTAAGCGAGGAGCGCTACTTATGAGGTGGTTTAATCTTATTGGTAGTGTTGTATCAGTTGTTTATGG